GAAACCTAAAGGTCTCAATTTACCAAAGATTATTGACCTGCCGATAGATCACTATGCGAAACAGTATTGCATAGGTCGAAAAATTCCAGAGGCTACATATAATACACTATATTATGCAAATGACTTTAAAGCCTTTATTGATGAGTTGCTTCCAGACCATGGTAAAGACTTGAAAGAAGATGATCCTAGACTCATTATTCCCTTTTTTGATAATGATGGTTCCCTATTGGCCGTTCAAGGTCGTGCATTACGTGATTCAAAGATTCGTTATATTACAATTAAACTTGCTGAAGAAAGTATAAAAATATTTGGTCTTGATAGAGTGAATAAAAGTGAAAAAGTATATGTAACTGAAGGTCCAATCGACTCCCTTTTCCTACCGAATGCGGTTGCTACAGCCGATGCTAATTTAGCCAACGCTGTAAATTATGTAACAAGAGATAAGTTGGTTCTTGTGTTTGATAATGAACCTAGAAACAAAGATATATGTAAATTAATGGACAAAGCAATTGAGAATCATTTTGCAATTTGTATTTGGCCTGAAATGATGCAAGAAAAAGATATCAATGATATGATATTATCAGGATTTACAAGTGATGAAATTGTTGACATTATTGACAAGAACACATTCGTGAACTTGAGAGCAAAGATGGAATTTATTCAATGGAAGAAAGTATGAACGTAAAATTAATTAATTATTCACAAAGCCCCGATGGAATGAACTTACTTGAGCAGGTGGCTTTCGCCGCACGTGTATCGAATCCAACAAATCAAAACAATTCAGAAACTGCCGAGAAGTTAGTTCGCTATCTGATTAAGCACCAGCATTGGTCGCCATTGGAGATGGTCTCCGTATGCATGGAGATCGAAACCACACGTGACATTGCACGACAGATTCTACGTCACCGTTCTTTTTCTTTCCAAGAGTTTAGCCAACGTTATGCTGATGCATCACAACTTGGTTTTGAAATTAGAGAAACCCGTTTGCAAGATATGAAGAATCGTCAAAATAGTGTTGAACTAAAAAGAGATGATGATTCTAGAAGACTGGCGTATCAGTGGGAAAACATGCAGATTAATATCCAAAAAATGTGTCAAGACACATATCAATGGGCCTTGGAACATGGAATCGCTAAAGAACAAGCACGTGCCGTTCTTCCTGAAGGTATGACATGTTCACGTATGTACATGAACGGAACTCTACGTTCCTGGGTTCACTACATACAGCTCCGATCAGGTAACGGAACACAAAAAGAACACCGTGCAATTGCTTTGGCTTGTGCTGATGCAATTGAACCAATTTTTCCAATGATTAAGGAATATATTAATGTACAATGATGTAGTTAAGTTTATTGAAGCATGTGACCAAGAAAAGACATTAGATAATGTTAAATTATATGATAAACTTATTCGAGAAGAATATGATGAATATGTTGGTGCGATATTAACGAAAGATGAAGTAGAAACACTCGATGCATGTATGGACATGATTTGGGTTATTCTAGGTTATTGTTACATGAAAAATTATGATGTTGCTGGCGCATGGAATGAAGTTGCCAGATCAAATCTAGATAAAATTGATCCAGTAACAGGTAAAGTTAAAAAACGTGAAGATGGTAAAGTGATGAAACCCGAAGGTTGGAAACCACCGCAACTAGAAAACTTTGTAAAATAATAAGGAAAAAATATGGAATATATGGGTATCAAAATAGACCTGGAAAAGGATAAACTATTTGATGAATTAGGTATTAAGCGATTGAAAGAATCGTACATGCGTGATGATGAAACATCACCACAACAGAGGTTTGCATACGTATCGGCATCTTTTGGTTCCAATCCAGAACATTCTCAGCGTTTGTATGATTACGCCTCAAATCATTGGCTTAGCTACAGTACTCCAATTCTTAGCTATGGTCGTTCTAAGCGTGGACTACCTATTTCATGCTTTCTTAACTATGTTGAAGATACTGCGGAGGGTCTAGTTGATAATCTTTCTGAAACTAATTGGCTGTCTATGTTTGGCGGCGGTGTTGGCATCGGCTTTGGGATACGTTCTGCGGATGATAAGAGTACTGGGGTTATGCCTCACCTCAAAATTTACGATGCCTCTAGTCTTGCGTATCGTCAAGGACGCACTCGCCGTGGCTCTTATGCTGCCTACCTCGATATTAGTCATCCTGATCTTATTCCCTTTTTAGAAATGCGGAAGCCAACGGGTGATCCAAACGTCCGTTGTTTGAATCTACATCATGGTATCAACATCACCGATGACTTCATGCAAATCATTGAAAAGTGTATGGTTGATCCAACTGCTAATGATGATTGGAAATTAAGAGATCCGCATTCAGGTGAAGTTCGTGAAGTTGTGTCTGCTAAACATCTTTGGCAACAAATTCTTGAACTCCGTATGCACACGGGCGAACCATACATTCATTACATCGACACAAGTAATCGTGGACTTCCACAATTCTTAAAAGATAAAGGTTTGAAAGTACACCAATCAAATCTTTGTTCTGAAATTATTCTTCCTACAAATGAAGAAAGAACTGCTGTATGTTGTTTATCATCTTTGAACTTGGAGTATTATGATGATTGGAAAGATAGTGAACTATTTCTTCGGGACGTGGCTGAGATGCTCGATAACGTCTTGCAGTATTTCATTGATAATGCTCCTGATAGCATATCACGTGCAAGATACAGTGCTAGCCGTGAGCGGAGTATCGGTGTTGGTGCTTTGGGCTTTCACGCATTTCTCCAGAAAAACAACGTTGCATTCGAAGGAGTAATGGCGAAAGTATTAAACAATAAGATTTTTAAACACATTAGAGGTAAACTAGATGAAGCGAATCTTCAACTCGGTACTGAACGTGGTGAAGCGCCCGATGCCGTGGGCTCTGGCCAGCGTTTCAGTCATCTTATGGCTATTGCTCCAAATGCTTCTTCGTCTATCATTATGGGAAATACTAGCCCTAGTATTGAGCCTTATCGTGCTAACGCTTACCGTCAGGACACTTTATCTGGCTCATTTTTGAATAAGAATCGTTGGCTTGATAAAGTAATTAGAGAAAAATTAAAATTGCAAGAAGGAATGGATTCTGGCACCTATGCTGATACATGGTCTTCAATTATTGCCAATGATGGTTCAGTACAACATTTAGATTGGATGGACGAACACACTAAAGAAGTGTTTAAGACTTCAATGGAAATTGACCAACGTTGGGTAATTGAACATGCGGCAGACCGTCAAGTTTACATTGACCAAGCACAATCATTGAATGTGTTCTTTAGACCAGATTCGCATATCAAATATATACATGCTATTCACTTCTTAGCATGGAAAAAAGGAGTTAAAACTCTTTACTATTGCCGTTCAGAAAAATTAGCAAAGGCTGATAAAGTTTCTAAGAGAATTGAACGTGATGTAATTAAAGAAATTGATATGACAGCAATTGCTGGTGGTAATGACTGTATCGCCTGCGAAGGTTAAAAATGCTAGAAACAAAAACTCAATGTTAGAATTAATTTACTTACTCATAGCAACACATATTACAATATTATGCGTTACAATTTACTTACACAGAGGGCAAGCACACAAAGGACTCGAATTTCATCCAATACTAGAACACTTCATGCGGTTTTGGCTCTGGCTGACAACAGGAATGGTTACGAAACAATGGGTAGCAATACACCGCAAACATCACAGGTTTAGTGACAAAGAAGGTGACCCACACAGTCCTCACGTTTTTGGATTTTGGAAAGTTTTATCCAAAGGTGCATTATTATACAATGATGCGGCCAAAGATAAAGACATGATTAACACATATGGTGTCGGAACACCTGATGATTGGATGGAACAGAATGTATACAGCAAGCATTCTCGTTTGGGAATTATTTTGCTATTGGCCGTAAATTTATTATGCTTTTCTTGGTGGGGTCTGTTAATTTGGGCAATTCAAATGCTTTGGATTCCATTTTGGGCCGCAGGTGTGGTAAACGGCATAGGTCACTGGTTTGGCTATCGCAATGGTGAAACAAAAGATCAAAGTTGTAATATCAGCCCCATTGGTATTATAATTGGTGGAGAAGAACTACATAATAATCATCATTTGAACCCTGCAAATCCAAAAATGAGCAGGCGTTGGTTTGAACTTGATATGGGTTGGTTATATATAAGATTCTTTAGTATATTGGGATTAATTAAAATTAAACAGGAGCAAAAATGAAAAAACTATTATTAACATTATTATTCGTACCGTTAGTTGTATTTGCACAAAAAGAAAAAAGTGGTGTAACTTATGATGCGGTATTGACAAGAGTTGTGGATGGTGATACAGTAGCATTCCAAGCCAACTGGTTGCCTGATCCTTTGAAAAAGGAATTGAGTGTACGTGTTTTCGGTGTTGATACACCTGAGAAAGGTCACCGTGCAAAGTGTCCAAGTGAAGATGCCCGTGGTCAAGCCGCAACAGCATTCACGAAAGCACAAATTAATGCGGCACAAAAACGTCAAATCATTTTGATGGATTGGGACAAGTATGGTGGTCGAGTATTGGGTGACGTTTTACTCGATGGTAAAAGTTTAAGACAAATGTTAA